GTTCAGGGTTCAAGTTTCTTACGTTCAGACGTTGCTGATTATATTAATGGTAATATTTACCTACGTGCAGATATTACTAATGAAACTACGCATCGTGACCACGGTGTTTACGGTTATTATGACTCCACCAAGATTAGCCATATATGGTCTATGGGTGTGAATTATCGAGTACCCGCAAACGGTAGTTCTTTCGGTAACCTTTATGGTTTAGCTTATAAGCATACAAATAACTCCACTGGCGGTACTATGGGTGGTGGCCATCAAATGGTATGGTGCCAAAACGGTACTCCTTACGCTGCTATGGGTTCTAACATATGGACATCTGGTAACGTAACTGCTTACTCTGATAGACGAGTTAAAACTAACCTTGAATTAATACCTAATGCTTTGGAAAAAGTACAACAGCTTAATGGTTATACTTTTGATAGAACTGATGTTAAATATGATGAAGAGGGAGAGCCTCTAAGCCCAATTAGACAGACTGGGGTGGTAGCCCAAGAAGTTCTTGAAGTACTTCCAGAAGCTGTTACAGGTTCTGAAGGAGAGCACTATTCCGTAGCTTATGGAAATATGGTAGGATTACTTATTGAAGCTATCAAAGAGCAGCAAATACAAATCGAAGACTTGTCTTCACAACTTAAATCTCTAAAGGAGACTAACTAATGGCAGTAACATTTGAATTACTAGAAACTTTCACAGGCACTCGTATAAACGAAATGCCTGACCCAGATAACGAAGGACAAACAACTGAGGTAACTCAAGAAAATGTTCGAGATATTCAAGTACGCTTTACTTGTACCGATTCAGGTTGTGTACATGAGAGGAGTGTAAATGTTGTATTTACCGATGGTGAATATGATGAAGCTTTAACACTAGAACGCTGCGAAGAAGTAGCTAGAGGAGTTGAAGCTAAAATGGCGTGCGGGGCTATCCAACCCCCAGAAGCTGAATAACAAAAAAGGGACCGCTATGGTCCCTTTCGTTTTTGTAAGTAAAAAATTACTCTTCTACTACTTCCACATCACCTTCTTCGCTTTTACGAATTTCTTCGCGTAAAGCATTCATAAAGCCTTGCTCAGCCATTCCTAGCTGATCAACTCGTGCTCGAGCTGCATTACCTTGCTGTTGTAAGTCTTGAAGCTGAGCTAAACAGTATTGAGCACCTTCGGAAAGGTCTTCTACTACGTAAGTTTTGTCATCTAAAGTGATTGTTGCTTTTTCTTGTTGTTCCATTTTAAGGTTCCTTATTTAATATTAAAAAATGTCTTGCCAGTTACCAGTAGTACTTGCGCGCGAATACTCTGTGGCTCTGTTTTCAAAAAAGTTTGTATGCTCTACAGCGTTAGTCATGTAATCAATCCAAGGTAGTGGATTTTCTTCACTACTAAAGATTTTCTTACACCCTAAGCCTAAAAGTCTACGATCTGCAATGTAGCGAATGTATTCTTTCACTTCCAGTGCTGTTAGCCCTTCAATTACTGCGTCTTTAAAACACAGATCAATAAAGGCATCCTCTAATTCAACTGTACGCTCCGCTGCACAGTAAATTTCATACTTTAACTCATCTGTCCATAACTCTGGATTTTCTTGAATAAAAGTACGGAAAAGTTGAGACATCCCTTCCACATGTAATGATTCATCCCGAACTGACCATGAGACAATCTGCCCCATACCCTTCATTAGTCCGTGTCGAGGGAAGTTCAACAAAATTGCGAAAGAACTAAATAATTGTACACCTTCCGTAAAGCCGGAGTAAATTGCCATAGTCTTTGCAATATCCATCTTAGTATCCATACCGAAATCGTTTAGATACTCATGTTTGTCCATCATTTCTTTGTGATTCATGAAGTCTTTGTACACATCATCATCGAATCCTAGCGTCTCAAGTAGAAGAGAGTAGGCTTCTTGGTGTACTGCCTCCATTGCGGCGAAGGCCGCTAACATCATACGAACTTCTGGCTGTTTAAAAGTAGGTAAGTAATGTTTGGCATAACCGCAACATACATCTACATCAGCTTGAGTGAAGAATGTAAACAAGTTGTTTAACAATTTCTTGCTAGTCTCAGGTAAGTTCTCATTGTAGTCTTTAATGTCATCAGCCATCGGAACTTCGTCCGGTAGCCAATGCATATGCTGTTGCGTCTTATAATGTTCAAATGCCCAAGGGTAATTGAATGGTTTAAAGTATGCTCTTTCTTCTAGTAAATTACTCATTTCTTATCCTTCACACATTACGCAGTCTGTACCGTCTGCTACGTCAATTATTTGTTGACGCAATGCTTGGTCTGATACTGACTCTGCACGTTTGAATGCTTCTGATCGAGCATAGTACAAAGTCTTCACACCGTTTTTCCACGCTTTCATATGATGTAAGTGAAGCTCTAGCTTACTTACGTTTGACGGGTAGAATAAATTTAGTGACTGAGACTGACAGATATATTTCTGACGATCCGCTGCAAAATCTATTACCCAACTTTGGTCTATTTCAACCGCTGTTTTAAAGATCTCTTTAGTATATTCATCGAGGAAGTCCAAATGCTGAACCGAGCCTCTATTATTCGTAATTGAACGCCATACTTCGTCTGTGTCCATTCCAAGATCTTGTAAAAGGTCTTGTAAGTATTCATTCTTAACCAACGAAGTCCCGGACTTAGTTTTTTGCACATACGCATTAGCACGGAAAGGCTCAATACTAGGACTCGTATTACCACATATAATAGAGCTACTAGCGTTAGGAGCGATAGCAAGTAAGTGCATATTACGAACTCCCGTACCCAATGCGTCAGGCGCTTCGCCCAAGGTTTCTGCAAGTCGTTTTGATTCTGCAAGTGCGTTCTCCTTTATATGTTTAAACATCATTTCGTTACGAGTTTTTGCGATTACGCTCTCAAAAGGAATCGAATGTCTCTGTAAATACGCATGGAAACCCATCGCCCCAAGTCCAATCGACCGCTCACGGAAAGCACTAAATCTAGCTTTTTCTAAGCTGTTCGGCGCATGTTCAATAAAATGTGTTAATACATTATCAAGCATACGTACCAAGTCTGGAATAAACTGTTCGTTGTCTGACCATTCATCAAACTCTTCCAAGTTTACGCTCGATAAACAACATACTGCTGTACGTTCCTCATTTGTTGGTAGTGTAATTTCACTACATAAGTTTGAGTGATGTACTTTTAGACCTTGATCTTGTTGAGTCTTAGGTAGATCTCTTTGTACTGTATCACCAAACATAATGTATGGTTCGCCAGTTTCAACACGGTTTTGAATAATCTTAACCCATAGTGCTTTTGCAGATACTGTTTTCTTTACTTCACCTGAGTGAGGATCCACAAGAGGCCAGCTATCATCAAGAGACTTATCAATAGTACACTTTTCGATAAGAGCCATAAAATCATCTGAAAGAACAACACCATGATGAAGGTTAGTACTACGGCGGTTAGTATCACCACCAGTTGGCTTACGAATGTCGAGAAACTCTTCGATTTCAGGATGCGATATATCAAGATACGCAGCATAGCTTCCTCGTCTTGTAACACCTTGAGAGAACGCTAACATTTCTGCGTCAACTACTTTAATAAATGGTATAACACCCGTAGATTCAGAACCTTTCGAAGTCTTACTTCCTACAGAACGAACGGCTGACCAGTTGCCACCAATACCACCACCAACGCTAGAAAGAAAAGCGTTCTCTGTGTAGTGTCCGGTAATACCTTCTCGAGAATCCTCGACGTGGTTAAGGAAACAGCTAATAGGAAGCCCGCGATCAGTACCGCCATTAGACAATACAGGAGTACTAAACATAAACCATAACTTACTAGCGTAATCATATAACCTCTGTGCGTGTTCTTGGTCGTCTGCAAAGGCACTAGCTGCTCGTGCAAACCCATCTTGTGGTGAGTTTTCACCTGCTACTAAGTATCTATCTTGTAGCGTTTTAATACTGAACTCGGATAAGTACTTATCTCTGTTGTAGTCAATATTAATATTATATTTCATTTAACTTTGCCTCTATGTCTTGTAAATTATCAGACCCAATTGCGTCATCGCAAAAACTTATTAAATCCATCAGCTCGTAGTTTTGTATGAGTTGCTCTGCATTTTCATTTAGAGCTTCAATATACTTATACTTGCCTGCTATCGGTAGTGCATCATATAGATCAAGTGCGCTACCGTATTCTTGAATAAGAGTCAAGGCTCTTTTAGGGCCAATACCAGGTACTCCCGGTACGTTGTCCCCTTTATCTCCAGTTAGACACTTGAGTGAAATATACTGCTCAGGAGTTACATCGTAGTGGTCATGCCAGTTCTCTAGCGTGACTTCCTTCCTCGTCACATAAGAGAATCTACCTACGTTTTCCTGTATCAATAAATCCCAATCTCGGTCACTTGAGATCATCCAAATACTTTCTAATCCGTATTTGTCTTTTTCTTTTACTAAATGTGCCGCTATATCATCAGCTTCTACGCCTTTGTACCGTAGTACAGGGTAATCTTCTGCGAGTACTTCTAAAGACTCTTCGAACTCTTCGAAAAACGCTTCAAACTGCATACGTTCTTCTTCAGTTTGTTCAGCAAACTTATCCTTACGATTCTGTTTATAGTCTGGGTTAATCCCCTTTCTGTAGCTAGAAGATCCCCAATCCGCTGTAATAATAACTTTACTACAGTTATATGATTTAGCTAAAGATTGTACTGTTTTTTGGTAGTCGTAACGAAAATCATTACGACCTTGATGCTTATAACGGAACGCTAAGTTTAACGCATCAACAATTAATGTTGTATTGCTTGTTTCTGCGTCTAGTATGTCACTAAAATCAAATGCCACTTTATTGTTCCTTTTATTAATTTTGAATATAGTATTATAAAGGATTCAGNAGTAAAAGTCAATTGATTTATACTACTGACCGCCTAAAAACTCTACATTTTCATCGTCCAACCACTCTTCNGCTAGGCANACATAGCAATCTAACTTGCTAATAAAGAAATNCTCAGCTTTTTCTGGCTTGATTCGNGTTACTACGAATACTTTTGAACGATTATATTTAAAGAAGAGCATAGGTTCTTGACCACCGCCTTCTGCTTGTATTTCAATCTTTCTCCACCAACGAATTAAGTTATTCGTCTTAGGAGCAGTGAATATACGATCATTTAAGGGAGAATCTTCGTAATTCTTAACTTCAATACAATAAAGATTTTTTTCGTTGGGAACATATAAATCCCCTTTCAGATACTCGAGAGCACCTGAATTAGGTACTCTCTCAAACTGATAGCCTGTAGCACTTCTTAGCATATCCCTTACTAAATATTCGCCTCGTGCGCCTTTTGCTCTGCTGTCTACCATAATTACTCGTAAAAATACTCGTCCAGGACCTCTAATTGGTCGTGATACTTACTAATCTCTGCTAGTTCGTGTTCAATTGCTTCAATTATGTCAGAATGTTCTCCAATCCCTACGGGGTTTGCGAAATACACTTCTACATTAGCACGATGTTTAGCAATATGTCCTAAAGCATGTGAACGCACTGCATTTAATAGTTCAAGTCTCATATTATTTCTCCAATCGACTGATATTGTCGTCTTTCACTACTTCGATCTTATCGAGGAGTGGATGTTGCCATTGGTGGCTTACTAAATAGCTGTTCAGATCTTCTTCTGCAATTAGAATCTCAACTAACTTCTCTTTACCAACTTCGTCAAGTACTGAGATAACTTCATCTAGAAATAAAGCGTTGATCTGAGACTTTGATATACTACTCATTAGCTTACGTATTGCAAGAAGTGTAGAGGTATTNACTCGCGCTAGTTCTCCAGAACTGAGTGCAAGTATATCTACATTGTTTCCATTGTCNGTAACCATCACGTTTAGCTTATCATTGTTGATNCCAAACTCTAGTGTAAANCTACCATCTGATANCTCTGCAAGATAGTGNTTNGTAAGTTCTTCTANCTCTTTTACTAGATTCTCAATNTTGTATGCNAGTAATCCATTTGTACTAAACGCTTTCTTTAANACTTCAAGATTNGATGATATNGANTGCTCTTCTGCNAGAAGTTTCGTAGCTTCTTCAAGTTGTGCAATAAATTCATCTGTCTGTTCTTGAATAATACTAATACGAGTATTGTGTTTAGTACGTTTTTCATTCTCGTCAGCTATTTCTTGGAGTTTACCTCGAGCTTCACGAATACGGGACTGTACGTTTTTAAATTCTGATTCGAGCTGCTCTCTATCCAAAGGAGTAGAGGGCAAGTTTTGGTCAATTCGACTGTAGAGTTGTTCCCAGTCTCGTTGTCCTTCCACTTTTCGTTCAAATGAAACGTTGTTCTCCTGAATCTTCTTAATCTCTGCTGTAATTTTCTGGCCCCGTACCTTTGCTTCATTTACTCTATCTTGTTCCGTATCAATCATAGATTGCTTAAACTCAGAGTCGACAGATTGCTCACAAGTAGGGCAGTGATCTCCAAGTTTGGCTAGTTTTGCTAAAATTTGCTCTGCACCCGCTATGGTTTGTCTTATACCACCTAACTCTGAAGTAAGATCAGTGTAGGAAATCTCCTCACTAGCTTCAATAGAGTTAATATCGTTGATGTCAATGCTTTTTAACAGTTCTTTGTACTTTTCGTTCTGTGTAATTTTTTTATTTTTTTCGGAAATATTTTCTAATTCTACTCGTAAAGAACTTAAAGTTTGTTCGTCCTCTTCCGTGTCAATAGAAATATCTAACAGTTCCAATACTTCGGTACTGTCAAGTTTGTTATTTTCCAACCATTTCTCAATCGTANTTAACTTTGATTGAATACTGGTAATATTGGTACTAACTCTCTTGGCTTCTTCCTTGAACAACTCGAATAATTTAACGTAGTTGTCTAAGTGNAGAAGATCAATTAAGAACTTTTTACGGTTTGTGTCAGTAGCAGTAAGAAACTGTAGGCTAGTATTTGGATTTTGATAAACCAACTGTGAGAAGGTTTTGAAGTCAATGCCAATAATTTCCTGTAGCGTCTTATACGTATTTGTAGCCGTATGGCTGCTAATGTCCTGGCCGTCCTCGAAAAGTTGCACTTTAATGGAGGACTTTCTTTGGATCTTGATTTTATACTCTTTTGTGTCTTTCGTGAAATCAAGTTCTATACCGTAGCCGTTGTTGATATACCTATTCGGAATATCTGCTTTCTTAATGCCTTTCGAGTTCTTATTGTAAAGAGCTTCTTCAACAATAAGCGGTATGGACGATTTGCCCATACCGTTTGTACCAAGGATTTGAGTAACCCCGCTTTCAGATAAGTCAAGTTCATTGTCTGGACCATAACTAAAAACATTACTCCATTTCAACTTTTGAAGCGTAATCATTGAATGTTCCTATAATTTTTGGTATTCTAGACTCGTCCAATTCAAGTATATAGTTTAGATACTCTACTAGCTCTTCTTCTATCGTAGCATCTTTATTAAGTACTAATGTAGCTTCTGTAGCTCGCTTCACAACTTTCTTGTCAAGCAGTTCTGAGTTTTGTATCTGTGATAATTCTTGAATGTCGCCTTCTATTTCGTAAATTGTATGGTGGTAAGCCGTTTCAACCATGTCAGCAGGATCAAGCACTGTCTTACGAATTAACTGTGGTAGCTCAAATTCGTGCCAAGTCCATCCCCACGACGTTGGGTCGATTAGTAGATACCCCGTTGTGACTTCGTTTCTATGAAAGGAAGTAGTCATTGGGCTACCTGGATATACAATATTACGTTGTGTATTTGAATGACTATGTAAGTCTCCTGCAAATACTACAGGGAAATCTGCTAGNAAGTCTAGGTCTATNTCTGGTTTTACATGCGGTGGTATCTCTCCACGAACATGCGTAAACAAAGCCTTTGACTTATCTAACGAATCAAGAATATTCTTCTTGTGAAGATCAGCATAAGGTAGAATACTAAAGTTATCATAGTNAGTAGTTGTAGTAACAATACTTACTAGAGGGTTGAGAGCTTCTGTCACGTTTCGTAGCTGATCAAAGAAAGTTTTNTTTTTCTTTGTAGCTTCGTGATTNCCATCAAATATAATGGTCTTTACNNTTACACCCTTAACAAACTCAAAGTATAATTCTAACTCTTCCATATTAGGAAGGCGATCAAATAGATCACCTCCAATAATATGCAAATCAACTTTACTNTCCAGCTTATGAACTTGTTCGTAGAATAAAGCATAACGTTTGTATGCCCACTCTCTTGGTACGTTCTTCTGACCTAACTTAATATGCCAGTCGGCTGTGAATAAAATCATATTAGTCTACTTTAAATTCGTCTTCAATTGATTCGTCGATTTCGTTAGCAGTTGCACCGTGGATACGGTCTAACAACTCTTTCTGAGCGTCTGGTGTAGGACGAGGCATAACATCATCCATAGACTTTAAGTTATTTACTAACTCTAGCTCATCTGCATCTAACGCACGTGGCTTACATTTTAATGCTTGTAATTGATACTCTACGTTATATGCTAGTGGTCCAGTTTTAACACGTTTGAAACATACATCCCAACCAGTTTCTGGATCAGTAGGGTCGCCTAAATCTTCAGCAGCAGTTAAGATCTGCTCCCATAATTTTTTCTTTAAGTTAACTACTTTTACTTCACCGTTGTGAATACACTGCATTGCGTAAGACCAACCACATTTAAGGTCAGGGTAAAACTCACGAACCCAATCTTTTTCTTGATTATTGAAACGCTCTTGGTTTCGATCAAATGATAAACACTCTAGAGGAATGTTCTTATCGTTTTCACCAGTTACCCAGTATACGTAGCGAGCTAAAACGTCACCGCATAAACGGATCTTGTTGTCACCTTCGTTGTATTTGTAGGTAGTGATTGATGATTTCTGGGCTTCGCCTTTTACTTTATTGAATGAAATTGCCATGTGGTATTTTTCCTTATTAAGTGACTTCTTCATATAGAAAATGTATTTGGTTGTATTCGTCTATATGTAGTAGTCTATTTTTTTCTATAAATTCTCGATCTATTGGAGATTCCAGTATATCGAGCGTGGTTTTTTGTGTGGTCAGATAATCACTCAAACGTCTAAAGGATGCTAGAGCAATGTACTGAACTATTTCTTTTGGTTTGTATTTATATGAGTTATCAAACAAGATATCGGGGTTCAGTAGAAACGATTGCCCGTTATAGTCTTGATCATAATACTTATAAATACTATCGTACTTGTTCTTTGGAACTTGCTTATACACTAGCATTTTAAATACAAGTAATATCAGACCAATCTTTCCATCTGTTTTTTTATAAATCTTCTTCCAATCAAACAAGAACACTATTATACACCTTTCTGTTACAAATGTCAAGAACTATTTTTAGTTATGCTATAACTGTTTTATATCCCAGCCCTGTTTCATATAGAATCCCATTCTGTTGGAAGCTTGACGTGAAGCTGTACTTCCT